TTAGTCTAAACTCCTTTCCAACTATTTGCAAGAACCAAATAGCAGTGGTGTCAGAATATCCTAAGTCCCAGAAAGTATGTACTGGAACATCAGCCTCCACTGGTACACTGCCTATCCTGTTCTCATTCCTAGCTGTATTCATCAGCTTGCCATAGAATGCACCTACAAGCGCTGCTGTAAACGAGCAACCAAACTCTTGGTCATATTCTTCCTCGCTCATTACACTCCTAGCCATCTCTAGCGTAGGTAGATCAAGTATCTTAGTCTTATCAGCATTCTGTATCGTAGCAAACCATTCGTCAGCTATATCCTTGTTATCATGTAACATGTTCTGCCTAGCTACGTTGTAGATATCGAAAAAGTGATTTTGTCCTTTGGGTGTTCCAATAAAGATAGACCAGCCCACGCGGTCGGTGAGAGCAGGGAATACAACCTCTCCCCAAAGTGCAGGGTCGCATTGAGCGTATTCGTCCAATATACATCCATCGAGATAGACACCCCTAATTGAGTCTGGATTGTCTGCACCAAGGAGGCTAAAGCGTAAAGTGTCTCTTCGCTTGGGTCGTGGAATGTCAACTCGTAATTCTTGTTCATATGTCTTGACTCCCGGTGTGTCTCTAAGATATTCTTTAAGATAGTCCCATGCAACCCGTTTAGCCTGAGTATATGTTGGTGCTATATATGCATACCTAGGGTTATGCTTGTCGCATCTAAACCCTTGATCTATCATTTCATTCAATGCAAATACTGTCTTGCCAAAACGTCTGTGACAGACTAATACGTTGAATCGCCTCAACACACTATGCAACCACGCCTGATGTGGTCTAGGCGTATAACCTGTAGGGACTGTATCACTCATCCTTCACCAACTTCACTTGACTCCGTATCATCTCCCTCGCTTGCTGATTGTATTGCGCCACCTGATACGGTGTCATCTTCTCCCTCATCTTCTCCTGCGTCCACCTGATCTCTTTCCAGTAATCCTGTATCCTCTGATGCTCCTTGAGCAGCATCGGAGTCACTTCCCTCTTCTTGGGAAACTTCAACAAATTGTCCATCAATAGGCTCATCATAAGTCTTGCTCCGATCAATCCCTGTATCAATTACTACTATATCACGTTGGTTCACATCAATGTCAATCTTAGATGAACCGAATCTGTTCTTATCTCCTTTCTCTGCCGCCCACTTATATGTATCCACTAGGAGCCTTGCAGCAGGTACTTCATCTTTATCTGTTACATTCTCAGCAGTTGCAATAGCCTTATCATGGAACACTTCTGCACGATCCAATCGTGCCTGCTCCATAGCCTCTTTGAAGTCAGGATGGCTCTGTAGCCATCTATAAATGACTCCAGGGTTAGGCATACCCTCAACTCTTGAAATGGCTGAGATAGTCTCTCCGTTCCTCACAAGCTCTAATATTTTATGAGCTACCTCCAAGGTATAAGGAACCCTACGATACATGTCGATGTTATCCGAACGTGATACAAGTTCACCAGATACCATGTCGTATCCACGCACCACTCCATCATCGCCTGTTTTGTAAATAAGATCGTTCACTGTAACAGTGTAGCCAATATTTGTGAGGGTAGTCAAGAAACCGTGAAAAATTAATTTGATAAAAACAGTGGAGCATTGTTACAGGCATTCGTTGTAAACTTTGCTCCACCGCCAAGGAAGTAGGACTTCAAAAGCCACATACTAGTACAGCCAAAGAAATGAGTCAAATGCAGAGCAATGACGAAGCAATGACGTATATATGTAATGGAGCAATGTAGTCAGGTATTATATGTAAAATTGACTTTTGTGTATCTTGGTGACTAATTATTATATAATGACAAAGCAACTTTGGGGCATGGGGTCAATGACGCAATGCTCCTATGAAAATCATAAATCCTTGAAAACACATACCATGGCTACAATTGTAAGGGTGGCTACTATGCTACAATGATTCGATACATCAATGATTCCAGGTAGTTATGTAACAATGTAGCAATGGAGTAGTGATGCAGTGATGCATGATGGAGCACTGGCAATTGTGTAGGGTAGTGGCAATGGAGCACTGGAGCACTTGCAAGGGACTGGCATGGACACCAGAAAATAGTGTTCTATCTTTCTTATATAAATATACTACTTACTTCTTATGTTTTACATCTATATTTTTACTTATAACTTTAAAAGAATAGGTAGTCTGTCCTTGTCTGTACACTACTTAAAGCACAACAATATTAAGACCTTAACGCATCAACACCAAAGACAAGCAAGCCACGAGGCAAGCAAAAAAGCACTGCACCAAACGATTATGCACCACTATATGATGCACCTATTAATTCTTCATGTAACAATTAAACACTGCACTACCATTAAGGATATAAGCATTTAATGTAAAAATTACATACCATAAAAATAAAACTTTACACAATGACACCGCATCTAGTAACGATAGTGTAACAAATAAAACACTACAAAAAAGGAAGGGTAAAACAATGAACGCACCACTATTTGAAGTACTGAGCAACTTTGATGACCTAATCATCTATAATCCACAACAAGTATTTGAAGCTTGCAAGGGCCAACTAGGCAAGGATATTGGCAATTATATGTATATGTACAGCAATGATACATCAACACATAACTTTAAGCACATTGTAACAAGGGATTACATAGAAATCACAATTGGAGACAATGAAGGGAGTGAGCACTAAAATGATACTGGGAGATAATCTAGAGGGCGCTGCAGCATTATTTATATTGATATATTTGATGATGACGCTCTCTGGTTTGTTTAAAGATTTATAAAGGAAGGGCAAAGCATGAACAACATGGAAACAAGAAGAGTGTTTGAACTACTAGACACGATAGAAGATAAGACTAAATCAATGGCACATGAATTAAATGCTATTAATAAGTCATTGAGACAATGGCAGGATAAAGAACTTGAATCAAGCTATTTTATCGCCAAATTAACTAAATATTTAGATCAACTAAACAAGGGAGAACAAAACAATGGAAAAAATTACATGGCAACGACACAAAAACCTATTTAGCGACACTCACTTTATAGTGCTAAACAATGAGTACAGACCGAACCTACTAAAAGAGATACAAGTAAAGCGTCAATCTAGCGGCTTCGTTGTTTTAACTACCGATGGCTATGATCTTCAGCCACTAAACTATCACGAGACACTAGACGATGCTAAAAATGAGGCTGAGAGATATTATAAATTTCTAGAGAGTGAGAACTTACTATAAACAAGGGAGAGTAAAACAATGGAAACACCAACACCACTAGATCAATTTAACGTGGAAACAAAACAGGAAACGAGCACTGTATACGTTGGGCATTACATATCAGCAATTGATGGCAAGGAAACTAAAAGCCTTGGATTCAAAACGAAAAGACAATGCTTGCAACATTTGAACTCATTAGCATTGAACCATGGAGACGTTCCAATTGGAATAAATAAAGTTGAGAGAGTATTTTTATCTGCTGAACAACCTGAAGTAGGTCTACAATGATTGACATCAACTTAATAGACTTTAAATCAATTGCAACAGGTCTCCAGGATACAATGTTACTAGGATACTGTATATCGCTAGCCCTTGGAATCTTGCTAGTATTGACCTACATTGTGGCAACAATTCAAGTTAAAATTTATGAATATATTAACAGACCAAATAAGGAAGTAAACAATGGAAAATAGATATTTAAGACATGCAACATTAAAACTAGATTTTCACTATGATGCCGGGCATGGTTGGCTACAAGTACCCTTGAAGCTAGTCAAACTAATGGAAGAGCTAAAACACTGCAACATATCTAGTTATAGCTACAAGGATTCAATTTTTGCATATCTTGAAGAAGATTGTGATGCTATCGCATTCTTAAAGGCATTGGAGAAATATGACTTATTATATGAATTTGTAGAAATAGACAACGGAAACACTAGCTCGATAAGAGCAAAGCAACAATATAAATAATAAGGGAGCAATAATGGATCATAGATTTTTTGATGTTGCTTTATGGAATACATTAGACATTGATATTGTTTTTTGCAAGCTAGGTAAGCAAGCAACAGAGCAGGATATAAATAATGTAGTTAATGATCTAGGAGACAATTTCGATGCTAGTGTAGGCATCAACTGGCAAGTAATAGAACATGCAGTAATGCAAGTAATAAAGGAAGGTAACAATGGAAACTGAAACAAACGAAAAGAATGTACTAAATGCTTTAAATGAAACCTGGAAACAACTCTCCAGGATGGCAACAACCGTAAAAGATGAAACCAGGACAGCATTGCATCACTCAGTCAATATTGAGATATTGAATGAAAATGAATTTCAAGCAACCGTAACAAACGGGTATTTTTTGGTATCAATTGTATTGAGTGACGCTAGACTTGTGGATTCATTGCAACGTGAAGGCGAATACTACAGGCACGATGACGGCACTTATTCACTGCAATTTAGTAAGAAACATACTTGCAAGGTTAAAGATCGCTTTGAATCAAAACCTATTCCTTATCTTTATAGTGACTTTGTATCATTTAATCGTAGCACCTTCCCAAAATGGAAAAGTTTAATACCACAAGGCGAAGGTAACAGTCTATCTGAAATAGGCATAGGCATTGCGGCAAGTAAAGACTTGAATCAATGTTTAGAGGCAATTGGATGCAAGTCATATAGAATGCGCTTTTATGGAGCGTTAAAGCCAATTTTAATAGAATCAGGTCAATTTAAAGGCATTGCAGTATTGATGCCGTGTAAACTTGATAAAGTTATGGAGTGAATAAATGCATAAAATAATGGAAAAACAAGAACTATTTTTACTGTTTAGACTTTTGCACATTCTGCAAGTTTATTGGAAGTCCTCAGCACTGACAAAAAAAGAGTATGAAAGACTTGTTCAACTATTGGAAACAAGGAAGGAAGGTAACAATGAAAATAGCTGATATGAACCTGAAGGAAGTAATGAATGCATTAGAATTCATGCGAGATGTTCCTAAAAATGACCCTTACTACTCGGGATGGAATTTTGACAAGGATGAATACAAGGAAAAATTACAAGAACTTTACTCTCAATTATGGGAGCTAAATAAGGAAGGTAACAATGAAACTAATTAAAACAATTTTGGTAGTTATTGCAATGGTGCAAGTAAGCGCATGTAAGTCTAAGACACTGGAAGTTAAAAACACTGATTCAATTGAATCAGTCCAGGAAGGAAACACTATAGACGTTAAACCTAGAATTTTTGAGTTGAGGGACTAATGAAAAGATGTTGGACGTGCAAAAAGTATAAAGGTGTTGAGGACTTTCAACTCTTGAGAGATCCTGCCAGTGATGTTGGCAGTGGCAACACCTTTTATTCTAGGCGATGCATTAAATGCACTGAAAAATTTGGGGAGAAGCAAGTTAGAAACGTAAATGGAAAATTGAAAGGAAAAATAATTGTATATCATGAAAAGGAGCTAAAAAATGATTAAATCAATTAAAGACAATGTATTGAATGAAGAGAGTCAAGCACTGGTAAAAGCAATTGCCAGTGGCAAAGACTATGCAGGCAAAGAATTAGAATTTTACGGCAATGTAGAGATACATGAGAATCCAAACTCAGGTTGGATCTATGCAGCAGATGAAGATGGTAATTGTTATTTATTTAGTGACAGTGACAATACTAAATTGGAAAAACATGTTTATTGCTACAATTGCGGTTATGAAAATTTTGAATCTGAGTTCATCAATGAAGCAACCGATGATTGTTGCTTTCAATATGCCAAGGAAGCGGAGCTACCAGGATGGGAAGACCTGGAAGAAGAGGAAGAAGAGGAAGAAGAGGAAATAATGACAAGTGAACAGATTAAAAATCATTTAACGGTAGCATGGGAGTCATAAAATGAAAAAAATTCTTAAAAGTTTAAAAATGTTTATTGTAAACGTGCTAGGGTATTCACTAGCACTTTTTGCAGGGACTTATTTTCTACTCCATGTTGCAGTGGAATTTGCACCACAACTTGCAGAGATAAAACTTGCAATAAGGCAAGCGGCATTGAGTCTTTTCATTCAATAAAAGGCTAGTAAAATTCAGTTAAGTAAAAACTACCCGGCTAGATGCCGGGTTTTTTTGTGTCTATAATTCCAGGGGGATCAATGGAAACTATTATTGCAATTGCACTACTTTGTCAGATCAATGCAAGCGCAACACATCAAAAAGATCAAAAACAATGCCAGACAGAACTCAGTAAATGCATGGAAAAAATAACAGGAAAACAATATCTAAGGGACGCAAATAAACTACTGGAATGCGTCAAGAAAAGGAAGTAATAACTGAACAAGTGACCAGTTTTAATGTCACATTGCGCAATGAGTCTAGCCTATAAGCCTCAGAGAAATGACGCAAAAATTGAATCTTAGAATTTCTTGAAATCTTTACCTAAACCAATGCCTGTGTACACAGTTTTCTTTACTCCATCAAATGACTTACGAGTAACCCTGGCGGCAGGAAATACCTTCCTTAGTTTCTTGGAAAAATCTGCCAGTGAATGCCTATACCTTTTTCCACTCTCTTCACACCACATGATGTATGCATCATAGAAACTATTCACTGGGATATATACAAATTGTGAATCCTGCAGCATGCAATCTTCAGCAAAGCTAGAAACATCATTGATCTCTCTTTGATAGTCCTCCACTGCATCATCAACACTTTGCACCTGGGTGAACTCCCATTCATTTGCTTTAAGGTCCTTTAAAGCATTGAGGCATCTATTCAATATTCCACTGCGCTCCTGCTTTAGTTCCTTCAATATATTTCTATTAATGTTGGCACCTTTGAAACTTGCATCAAATGGAACAATGATTAACCTTCTCATTAGACCAGTTGATGTATCTACAGTTTTAGGCATATCATTTGCTGCGAATAGAAACTTTGTTTTATTTCTAAAGTTGAAACTATTTTGATAAAGCAACTTTGCAGTTGATGTTCCACCTGTTACCAGTGTTTTAAATACTGCTGAATCTTTCATGCTACCCATCGGTGTCTCTTCTGCAACATTGAATAATTTACCAATAAGTTGTGCTCTATGGTTATCTTTTTGCAGGTCCTTTAGAGTCAATGAACTATAGTTATCCTCACCTGCTAGAAATTGTAGCACTTCAATAAATGTTGACTTACCATTGCTACCTTCTCCCAGGAGGATCATTGCTTTATGTGCAACAGGGTCATTGTCTGAAATACAATACCCTGCATATTCTAATAGTAGTTTCTCTTTAGCTTTATCACCTTGAGTTACGTCATCCATGAATTTATCAAACAATGGACATGTAGCACTTGGATCATAGTCATAATCTAATATGTATCTGAACCCATTATCTAATGAATGATTTTTTAGCTCCATTGTATCAAGATGTAATACTCCATTTCTGAAATTGATCTTGTTGGAAGTGTCACCAAAGAAGTTATCATCTCTTAGATTCATTACTTGTATTGTTTTAAAAAATTCAACTCTTTCATTCTCTTTTGCAGGAGGCTTCACTATATCATTGCAGAATCCCTTAGCTTCTAACATAGTATAAACCTTCCAGTGATTATTTATCCATGCCCATACAGCACCACTTGTTTTATCAGTTACATGCTCCCCTACTTCTTGTTTAAAAAATTTAGTTAGGTCGGAGTAGCATATATTTCCAGGTGTGCCATTAGGTTTGACTCTTCTAAAACCAGTATCTCTAGTGGCAATATGATTCTCCCCTCGGATTGCGACAGGCGTTCTAACTGTTGGAGATTTATAGTGAATGCAAGATTTACATTTATCGAATTGGTATCTTTGCTCGACTGTGCGACATAACACTGGTCCAATTGAGGTAGAACTATTAAATTTTGCGTCTGTCTCTTCTCTACTATATCCGCTATATCCTTTTGAGTATTCGTGTGCGATTTCAAGTCCATCCTCCAGATGTGTGCATATGTTTATCATTGCCTTCCAGTTATTTTCTGTAATTGATTCTGGATCAGACAATGCAGTTTGAAATAGGACGCACTCACTTGTCACCGCTTTTGAGTCAATGGAAGGAAATTGTGATGAAAGAGAATCAGTGTTAATGAACTCTGATTCAGATAATTCCTCGATGCCAAGTGAATGCGTAAGTTTATAATCTACTGCAACTAAATTTGGTTGTATTAAATAACATTCTTTATCCTCTTTGTCTTTTTTTCTATTAGTAGTTCCTGGAAGTCTTAGGATTCTAGCTTTATCAAATATTTGTGGGTCAGCATGGCCAGGAAGCCCATGTTTTTCCATCTCTGAGTTAATAGCATTACATATTCCTGCATATGCTTTTCTCTCATTATCAAATATCTTAGGGTCATCCCTTGTCTTATCTTTAAGTTCTATTAAGAAGTGCAAGCCATTACCGCTACAAATAATTGCAGTTGTTTCTCTGCTTACTTTTAAAACATTTAAAGTTAAATCTATATACTCATCTAGTTTTGTTAGATCAATTTTATCCAGGTCAAACGCATATATATCGTTATAAAGAAAATCCCTGGACCTACTTGGTCTAATGTGATTAACCGTATAAAATAAATTATATCTCTCAAACTCAGGAATTTCATTTAAGTATAAATCAAGGTTATTAAATAGCTCGGCATGATTTGGTGCTCCCCACTTATTTCTTGCGAATACAGTGTAAGTAGTGCCGCTTGCTTTTTGTCTTAGCCCTAAAATTCTAATGGTCATGCAATGATCTCCCTCCACTTGACTGATTAAAATAATTACTCCAAACTTTCTTAAAGTCAAGGGAGGGGTCGTGAGAAAACTATGGAAGCATCAAGCAAAAGAAATTGAAGCAGCGAGACATATGCCACAAAGGTTACTTTTGTGGGATCCTGGAACTGGGAAATCATTCACCATTGTATCAATAATTAAAGAAAAGTATGAAACACATGGCAACATGCGTACCTTAATACTGTGTCCTTCTGCTGTTCTATACAATTGGAAAAATGAATTTAGATTAGGCAGTGATATACCACTTGACGAAGTTCATGTAATTGATGGCACTGCTGCAA